CCAAGTTGGTAACTATCACCGGCGGCGGTACTTCTGGCGATGCTCCTACAGGCGGCACTATCACCGGTACGATTCTGTACTTTGTTGCTGATCCATTGCTCGGCCAGCAAAACGATTAATTGATCTAGGGGGCTTCGGCCCCCGTTTTAAAGGAGATTAATTATGGGTATGCAAACTGACGTTAAGCAAGCGCATTTAAACCAAAGCGGTTTTTTTGTACTTGGGCGAAATCGCGTAAAAGGCGTTTCTTTTTATGGTGGTAGCGGAACCTTGGTTTTGTTTGATTCAACCACAGCCCCAGTCACTTCAAGCGTATCTTACGCTCGTACCGGCACATTAGTTACTGTGACTAAAACTGCTCACGGCTTGTCTACAGGCGCTGTTGTTGGTATTCACTTTGATGCTGGTTCAGGCGGAGCTGCCACAGATGGTAACTACACAATTACTAGGACAGGCGCTGATACGTTTACGCTTACGGACATCAATACTGGAAATATTACAGGTACTCCAGCGGCGATCTATGTCAGCGGTGCAAATCGTTGGTTACTCACTTACGAAACGCACTCATCAGACGAGTTCCAAAATGCTCCACTTATTCCCGGTGAAGGTGTGTTGGCAGTAAATGGAATTTATGCCTACATGAGCGCAATTGACGCAGCGCAGATTTACTATGGCTGAAGCAAAACAAGCAGTTCTGGCTGGGCGTAAGCTATTCATAGCTATTCCAGCGTATGACGGCAAGATCAATATCAAACTCGCGTACAACATTGCGGCGTTAATGCCCAAGGCTATGCAGTTTGGTGTTGCCGTTAATATGGGCGATGTATCTGGGTGCTCAATCATCACTATGGCTAGAAACCAATTGGTGCATGAGTTCCTCAAGTCCGACGCTACAGAGCTGCTGTTTATTGATTCTGATGTGATTGCTACGGCAGATGACATCTTGCGCTTGATGGCTCAGAGTGGGGGCAAAGACATTACCGCTGGTATGTACCCACGAAGATCTAAAGATCGTAACTTTTTTGCCGATCTGTACTTTGATGAGAATGAAGACTTAGAGTTTGATGGTTCATTGATGCGTTTAAAGCGCGTCGGTACAGGCTTTATGTTGATTCAACGCCATGTCTTAGAGACAATGGTTGTTGCACACCCAGAGTGGTTCTACGACTTCAAGGGTGAGCAGGTGTGCAGTGTGTTTGATTTTGAAATCAAAGATGGTCATTACCTTGGTGAAGACTATCTGTTCTGCGACCGAGCTGCGGAGCATGGGTTTAAGATTTATGCAGATGTAGACATCAGTCTTCCGCACGTCGGCACAGATACTTTTGAAAATAACTTCAGAGAAGAGGTTGTAATGCCTTTACTTGAAGCTATCCGTAAGACCAAACTGAAAGTAGCAAATGGCTAAGACACCAGCATGGCAGAGAAAAGAAGGCAAGAATCCGAAGGGTGGTTTGAATGCGAAGGGTCGCGCCTCCGCGAAAAAGCAAGGCATGAATTTGAAACCGCCCCAGCCCGAAGGCGGCTCCCGCAAAGACTCTTTCTGTGCGAGGATGGAAGGGATGAAAAAGAAATTGACATCCGCCAAAACCGCCAAAGACCCAGACTCACGCATAAACAAATCTCTTAGAGCTTGGAAATGCTAGATCTAAACACCGCTTGGTCTGCAATCCTATCGTTAGTGATTGGATTGCTGGGCTACATGATGAACGAAAAGTTTAGGGAGCTGGCTCGTGTCACGATCCTGTTGAACAAAACTCGTGAGGAGGTTGCCCGTGATAACGTTACTCAAGCAGAAGTTGACCGCATTACAAACCACATTGACCAACGCTTTAACAAACTTGAAGCAAAAATTGACCAGCTTATTCAAAAAGGATAACTAATCATGTCAAATGGAACACCTACACCACCACCACCGCCACCGCCACCTAGAGGCGACGGCACTCCAAATTTTGGGGAGCCATCATCTTTAGGCAGAAACCTTCGTGAAGCTTTAAGCGTCCCCCTTGGCGGCGGTACGCTAGAGCCAGCTAAAGTTGGAAAAGGCTACGGAGTCAGGTGGTCTAAGAAGTTTGATAATGGCGGTAAAGTTAGCTCTGCTTCTAAACGCGCCGATGGTATAGCTCAACGTGGTAAGACTAAAGGTAGAGTGCTGTAATGCCAAGTACAAGCAAGAAGCAACACAATTTCATGGCGGCGGTGGCTAACAACCCAGCGTTTGCTAAGAAAGCAGGCGTCCCACAGTCTGTGGGTAAAGAGTTTAACGAGGCCGACAAAGGCCGTAAATTTTCTAAAGGTGGCGATATGAAACATGCAGATGTAAAGATGGACAAGAAGATGATGCAGAAGGCCGTGAACAAACACGAAGGTCGTTTGCACAAGGGTCAACCTATGACCAAGTTGGCTTCTGGCGGCATGGCTCCATCTAAGATGGGCGCTGTAAAGACTGGTAAGACACCTGATGGCGTTGTCTCTAAGGGTAAAACCAAAGGCACAATGATTAAAATGGCTAAAGGCGGCAGATACTGCTAAGGAGTTACTATGAAACGTAGTGTCAACGATTACGATAAAACCTCGGGTGGCGGTTATCAAATTCCACGCACTCAGACTAAAAATCGAGATCAAGAAGCGTTGGATTACCTGGGGGGCGGCTTAGGGCTTGCAGGTGCTGCTGCAACCGCAGCTATGGCTATGAGTCCTAAAAGGACAAATGAAGATCGTCGTGAAGCTGCTGAAGCTGTTAAACGCGAAGCCAAAGCTGAAATGAAGCGTGAGACTCGCGGTGTTCAAAAGCCATCTAACTTTGACGCTATTGAAGAAGCTAAGCAAGACGCTAAAGATGCGGCTGCTAGGAAAAAAATTAGTGACATGGGCTACGCTAGCGGCGGCAAAGTTTCTTCCGCATCTAAACGTGCTGACGGTATTGCAACCAAAGGCAAGACCAAAGGCACAATGATTGCAATGCGTAACGGTGGAAAGTGTTAAGGAGTAATCATGGCAACAAGATGGGAAAACCTTCCAGGCCTTGATGATGACTTCCTTGAGCGAGCCAGGGAAGATTTTAAAAAAGGCAAAAAGGGTCGCAATGTAGACTCTTCTAAGCTTACGGGTGGTGCTAAAGAAGCCGTTCGTGAAGCTGGTCGCCGTGCTGAAAATCGCAATATTGGTCGCGGTGGTCTACCTGCTGTTGCACTTGGTCTTGGAGCTATGGCTGGTCGCGAGATAGATGAAAGAACTGGTCTTGGCAAAAAGATTGTTGACAAGGCTGGTCTTGGTGGTATTGCCGATAAAGCGGTTAATCAACGCGATAGAGTTGAATTGGCTAAAGGCGCTAAAGAGCGTTTGCAAGATCAAGAGCTTGGCCAGATGCTTCGAGATATTGATGTTAATGAAAAAGCTCGCAGAGAGTATTCAGGTCGATATGCCGACGGAACCCGTTTGCCAGATGAGGAGCCTTACAAAGGTGACGGCATGAAAAAAGGCGGTAAAGTAAAGATGTCTTCTGGTGGCATTACCGCATCCAAACGTGGCGATGGTATTGCTCAGCGCGGTAAGACTCGCGGAAAGATGTGTTGATATGGCAACCGCAAAATCCACAGGTAGCGTAGTTAAGTCTTTAAAGAAGGCTGGCTTCTATGAAGCGAGCAAGCCCAAGCGTTTGGGTATTATCAATAAAGTCACAACTAAGCCCCAGCGGATTGAGATGGTTGATAAATTGTTTTTAGCCAAGAAAGCTAAAGGTAAAACAAAATGATGGCAAGCCGTGGAATGGGTGCAATCTCTCCCAGTAAAATGCCTAAAGGCGTGAAAAAAGCACGCCGAGATGACACTGACTTCACGCAATACGCTGAAGGTGGTAAAGTCAATGCTGCTGGTAACTACACAAAGCCAGGTTTGCGTAAGCGGATCGTGTCTCAGGTTAAAGCCGCAGCAACACACGGTACTGACGCAGGTCAGTGGTCGGCTCGTAAAGCTCAGCTTGTTGCCAAGAAATATAAAGCTGCTGGCGGAGGGTACAGAGATTGAAAGCTCCTCAGAAATCGCTTAAAGACTGGGGCGACCAGAAGTGGCGCACTAAGTCTGGTAAACCGTCAAGCAAGACGGGTGAGCGATATTTGCCTGAAGCAGCAATTAAATCATTGTCCCCACAAGAGTATGCGGCTACGACTAAAGCCAAACGCGCTGGCAAGGCGGCTGGTAAACAGTTTGTAGCCCAACCCAAAACGATTGCAAAGAAAACGGCAGGATTTAGATGACCACTACCGGAACCACACTGTTCAACATGGACTTCACGGAAATTGCCGAGGAAGCTTGGGAGCGTGCTGGCCGTGAAATGCGTTCAGGCTATGACCTTAGAACAGCTCGCCGTTCCATGAACCTGATGACCATCGAGTGGCAGTCTAAGGGTATTAATATGTGGACGATGGAGCAAGGTATTATTAACCTGACTCCGGGTTTAGCTACTTATGCATTGCCAACAGATACGATTGACTTGCTAGAACATGTGATTCGTACTGGGTCTAACACTTCGTCTACACAAGCCGACTTAACTATTTCACGTATTAGTGTTTCTACTTATGCGACCATCCCAAACAAATTACAGCAGGCGAGACCGATTCAAGTATGGATTCAGCGTCTATCTGGGGAAACTAATCCTACAAGCTCTACTCTCGCAACGGCCATCAACTCAACCGACACAACGATCACGCTTAACTCGGTGGTTGGGTTAGCAGGTGCTGGGTTTATCCGTTTGGATGCTGAAGACATTTACTACACATACGTCACTGGTAATACCCTAGGCGGTGTATTCCGTGGCCAAAACAACACAACTGCAACATCTCACACCACAAGTACGGCTGTGTTTGTGCCTCAGCTTCCAGCCGTAACTGTTTGGCCAACACCCGATAACTCCACACCCTATCAGTTTGTTTACTGGAGGCTCAGACGGGTTCAAGACGCGGGCGCTGGTGTAAGCACTGCCGATATGAATTTCCGATTCTTGCCCTGCCTGGTAGCTGGCTTGGCGTATCACATTGCAGTTAAAGTGCCTGAGTTGATGCCTCGCATCCAGATGCTTAAGCAGATGTATGACGAAACTTTTGAAATTGCTGCTGGTGAAGACAGAGAAAAAGCAGCGGTGCGGTTTGTGCCGCGTCAGATGTATATAGGTAACACATAATGGGTAATCGGTTTGCATCCGGCAAGATAGCGATTGCTATGTGTGATCGTTGCGGCCAGCAATTTAAACTTAAAAAGCTTAAGACTGAAATCATTAAGCAGCGCAAGTACGAGTTGCTGGTTTGCGCCGAGTGCTGGGATCCCGATCAACCGCAGTTAATGTTGGGTACGTTTCCTGTGGACGATCCACAAGCGTTGCGCAATCCGCGTAGAGATACAACTTATGTGACTTCGGGCGTAAATGCAAACGGCAACTTGTCTGGTGGTTCACGAGACATCCAGTGGGGCTGGCAGCCGGTTGGCGGGTCTAGTTTTTTTGATGCAGGATTGACACCAAACTACTTGGTGGCAACGACATTTGTTGGTACAGTAACGGTTAATTAAGGAGCTAAAAATGGCATACACACGATCAGCAGACGGCATTGCTAAAAAAGGCAAGACCGAGGGTAAAAACTACGGCGATAGCGGCCCTATTGCTAAAATGACGCACGGCGGTAAAAAGACTAAAGGCGTAACTGGTGAAGCTATGCGTGCAGTTGGTCGCAACATGGCCCGCGCAAACAACCAAAAGCGAGGCTAATCATGGCTAAATTTAGCAAAAAGATAATGGGCAAAGAAGTTGGCGATGCCTCCGTCTATGCCGTGCCACACACCATGACGGGTAAGGAGGTAAAAGCTTCTACCAATCCCGGTAAAGAGCCAAACCGTAGCAAGCTAGATACATACGATATGAGCGTTGGTGCTATTAGTAAGTCTGCTGGTGAAAAGCCAACCAAGACCAGCGGCATTAAAGTTCGCGGTACTGGAGCAGCTACTAAAGGCTTGATGGCAAGAGGCCCAATGGCATGAACTACACCGAGCTTGTCACGCAGGTAAACGATTACTGCGAGAACTCTTTCCCAACTGACAATATGAATACGTTCATACGTCAGGCGGAGCAGCGCATATATAACTCTGCGCAACCCGCTAACTTGCGGAAGAACATGACAGGCACTATTACTGCGACAAACAAATATTTGTCTGCTCCAGAGGATTTTCTTTCTGTATATAGCCTTGCGGTATACCCAGTTGCTGGCGGTGACTACTTATATTTGCTGAACAAAGATGTGAACTTTATTCGCGAGGCATACCCAAACCCGTCATCAACAGGTAAGCCTAAGCACTACGCAATCTTTGGCCCCACTGTTACGGGCGCTGGTGTTATTACAAATGAGTTGTCTTTTATTGTTGGCCCAACACCAGACGGCACATATACCGTAGAGCTGCACTACAACTACTATCCAGAGTCTATTGTCACTGCTGGCACTACCTGGCTGGGTGATAACTTTGATTCTGTATTGCTGTATGGAACGATCTGCGAAGCATTGGTGTACATGAAGGGTGAGGGCGACATGATAAAAGTTGCCCAAGAACGTTACGTGCAAGCAGTTGCTTTGTATAAAAACTTGGCTGACGGTAAACAACGTGCTGATGCTTATCGCGACGGTCAGGTTAGAACGGCTGTTGCATGAGTTCAATTGTCCAAACCCAAACCACAAGCTTCAAGACGGAGCTGTACCAAGCTGTTCACAACATGCTCACGGACACGCTCAAGATTGCTTTGTACACAGCAAATGCAAATTTAAACGAAGCTACCACCATTTACTCCACAACCAATGAAGTGACTGGCGGCGGTTATGTAGCGGGCGGTGTTACTCTAACTGGGGTGACTCTTAACTCTGACGGCTATACGGCTTACATTAACTTTAGCAACGTTGTGTTTAACGCCGCAGTGACTTCTCGTTGTGCTTTGATCTACAACGTGACTCGTGGTAATAAATCTATTGCCGTGCTGGATTTTGGTTCAGACAAAACATCTACAAATTTCACAATCACAATGCCTGCCAACACTGCAACGGCAGCTTTAATCAGGAGTTCAAATTGATCGTTACTACCACCAAAGGCGAAATGGATGATTCTCTTCTTGAGAAAAAAGAAGGGGTCGTAGATAATGACAACGAGACCACCACGTGGGTGGAGTATTGGCTTGAGGGTGAGTTGGTTCACCGGTCGGCCCATGTGACTCTGAAGAAACCGTTAACTTACGTGGCTGCTGAAGCCGCATCAATTGCATAAGAGGTGATCATGGCAGGTAGACCACGGATGTCAGAAGCCGAACGCTTTATGTCTAAAGTACATAAAGCGGAGAATGGCTGTTGGCTGTGGGAAGCCTATTGCATGAAAAATGGCTATGGTCTTTTTAGAACCCCCGCCAGAAATGAGCTTGCACACCGTGCAGCATACAGACTGTTTAACGGCAACTTGGATACGCGGGATGTCATGCACTCATGTGATAATCCCGCTTGCGTAAATCCAGCACATTTAAGTCTTGGAACAAGAAAAGAAAACATGCAAGACGCCAAAAGAAAAATGCGGATGCGCGTGGGTGAGTTGCATGGTCGAGCAAAATTGACAGATAAACAGGTTGAATTTGCAAAAACGGCACCGGGTCTACAACGAGAAATTGCAGCTTTGCTTGGAGTTTCTCAAGGGCATATTAGTTTTATTCGCGGTGAAAATCGCGGGCATAGAGCGCAAACGTAAGCTGGGCAAAGCCCACGAAAGGAACTATCATCGCTAACACTCAATCAATGTGCACTTCGTTCATGGGCGAACTCATGACGGCCACCCACAACTTTGGCACTGCCCCCATCCGTGCGGCTACTACTGCTGACACATTCAAGGCAGCGCTGTATTTGACTTCAGCCACTGTTAACGCAAGCACCACAGCCTACTCATCCACCAATGAAGTGACGGGTACAGGCTACACGGCTGGCGGTGTGACAGTGACCAATGCTACGGCTCCTATTGCTACAAACAGCTCAGCTACTGCTGGCGTGGCGTACTGGACACCTTCAGCGTCTATCACTTACACGACTGTGACTTTGAGCACAGCGTTTGATTGCGTGTTGATCTATAACAGCAGCCAGTCTAACAAGGCGGTGTCTGTTCATACGTTCGGTTCTCAGACCATTACGGCTGGTACGTTCACTCTGACCATGCCTTCCAACACCACAACAACCGCTTTGCTGCGCTTGTCCACAACCTAAAAGGTAAGCCATGTCTCTCGGCTGGGGCGACGGCGCGTGGGGGAGTAATGGCTGGGGCGGTACTCTCGATGCAACAGGCGTTGCCGCTTCTGGTGCGGTTGGCACTGCGTCGCCTGTAATTGAGATTGCTCTTACGGGCGTAGCCGCATCGGGAGCAGTTGGAGATGTTACAGAGTCAATCATTATTCCCGAGCAGGGCGATGTAGCGATAGGTGAAGTTGGCACAGTTGGTATTGAAGTTTCCGTAGCCCTCACAGGCGTAGCCGCATCGGGCGCAGTTGGCACGGTTGACCACGCCAAGACAATTGATCTCTCAGGCGTAGCGGCCACAGGTGCGGTCGGTACGGTTGTCAATTCATCCACTGTTGCCCTGTCAGGCGTATTGGGTTCTGGCGCGGTTGGCTCTGTTGTTCAGGGCGTGTCTGTAGCAATTACCGGGGTAGCTGGCGCAGGCGCGGTAGGCACGGTTGTTCAGTCAGCATCGGTTGCTCTGAGTGGCGCTGAAGCCCAAGGTATTGCAGGGCAAGTTATTGTTCCTCTGCTGCCAAACACTGCGATAGGTGAAGTTGGTTCTGTAACGGCTGATCGCTCGATTGCACTGACGGGTGTTGGTACTACGGGTGCGGTTGGCACAATGACGGTGGCAGAGCGCGTTAAAGCTTTGACAGGTGTTGCGGCAACGGGTGCGGTTGGTGATGTAATTGCTGTATATTGGAAACTAATAGATGACAGTCAGAATGCAAACTGGCAAAATATCAGCAATTCGCAGACACCCACTTGGACTACAGTCGCAACAACACAAACTCCCGAATGGGAAGAAATTGTAACTTGAGGAAATGATGCTGGTTTACAAGATCACAAACAACGTAAATGGACATGGCTACATTGGGATTACCCAGTGCGCTTTGGCTAAGCGTTGGCGTGAGCATCTGTGCGCAGCACGAACAGGTAGTGATAAGCGTCTTTACAGAGCCATGCGTAAGTACGGCACAGACAACTTCAGTATTGCGGTACTAAAAGAAGCCACATCTTTTGAAGAGCTCCAGCGTTTTGAATGCGAGCTAGTTATTGAGCACAACACCCATGCTAAAAATGGTCAAGGATATAACTTGACGGCAGGTGGCGAAGGCCGGGATCGGGTGGATCAGAAATTTGGCGAAGCGTTGCCATACTCAGTATTGACTGAAGAAATCGTGGCGTTTGCCCGAGACCCACAGCACTGGAACATTTCTAATGCTGATGTGTTGGCTTTGACTGCCGAGAAGTTTGAGCTGGACTGCTCAATTGATACAGTCAAGGATGCGCGTAACGGTAGTTCTTGGACTCATCTGAACGCCAAGTATCCGCCAGTTAAGCGTGGTCGCGGGGCGCGGAATGACGTAGTTTCAGACAAAACAAAAGCGGCTCATAGAGCCAACCTTGCAAAACATCACACAGCAGCTATTGAAGCTTCTGCTGAAATGCGTAAAGGCAAACGTGGTTCACACGCTAAAATATCTGAAGAAACTGTGCGTGATATATTTTTTAATCCAGAATCGTTAAACAAAACTGCAACTAAATTTGGTGTCAGCAAGAAAATGGTCTTGTTGATTAAACAGCGCAAAGCGCACACATACTTGACCCAAGGACTTTGACATGACAACCGCATACACCTCGCTTCTAGGTTTAGCTCTTCCCGTTCAAGGTGAACTCAGCGGGGTTTGGGGCGACGTTGTAAACAACAGCATTACATCTCTTCTTGACACCTCTGTTGCGGGTACAACCAACGTTAGTACTGATACTGATGTCACACTGACCACAACCACAGGCGCTGCGAATACGGCTCGTCAAGCAATCCTCTTGTTCTCAGGTGCACGTACGGCATTGCGTACGGTTACAGCGCCAGCCCAATCAAAGATTTATACGGTTATCAACGCTACTACAGGCGGCTTCTCTGTTAAGTTGGTAGGTGCTGGCCCAACGACTGGTGTGACTATTGTTGCTGGTGAGTCTGCTGTTTGTGCATGGAATGGTTCAGACTTTGTGAAGGTGAGTAACACAGGCGGTTCAGCTTCGTTCACCAACGTCACTGTTACAGGCACAACCACACTGTCTGGCCTGACTGCTTCTACTGCGCTGGCACTGGATGCAAGCAAGAACGTAGTGAGCGTTACAAATACAGGTACAGGCAACAACGTCTTGTCTGCTTCGCCTACATTGACTGGCACGATTGGCGCGGCATCTTTAACGCTTTCCACTGACTTGACCCTCTCTGGAGGTACTGCTAACGGAGTAGCGTATTTAAACGGCTCTAAGGTTGTTACAAGCGGTTCTGCGCTTACTTTTGATGGGACTAACTTAGGTGTTGGTGCAGGTTCTGCACTTACAAACATTACCATTAACGGCAACTCAAGTGGCGGTTTTATTCGTGGGCAACGTGCTGGCGCAAATCAATGGTTTGTAGGCGATACCGCCTCTGCGCTTGGAAGCGGCACGGGTTTAATCAACTTCGTTTACGGAAACGACCCATTTATTTGGTACAACGGCGGCACATCAGCAGAACAAATGCGCCTAACCAGCACAGGTCTGGGTATTGGTACAAGTTCGCCAGCAACAAAGCTGGATGTAGTCGGGTCTGCACAGATCGGAGCCAGCACTGCTAAAACTAAGTTCTATTCTGATGCTGACTACAACGGCATTTTCAATGGCGCATCACTAGGATCAAATGAATCCATCTATATGGGCGTAGGGGCGCAGTTTTTCTATGCATCTGGCTCCGAACAAATGCGCCTGAACAGCACAGGTCTGGGTGTTGGTACAAGTAGCCCTGCGGCTAAACTAGATGTTTCTGGTGGCTCAATTCGTGTAAACGAGGATGGTGTTGGGACAAAAATACTGACGCTTCGTTCAGATTATGCAGGTCTTGGCCCAGCAATTAATGTCACCACAACTGACCCTCTGTTGTTTTTGACTGCCAATACGGAACGTGCCCGTATAGACTCAAGCGGTAACATGGGTATTGGTACTTCAAGCCCATTTAACCCTGGCACAACATCTCAAAAATCTCTTGAGATATCTGGGTCTACCTACGCAACACTTTATTTAAGTGCTTCCTCCGCAACCGTTCGTGGTCAATTTAGTGCTGATAACGCTAATTCATTTGTTGAAATTGGGTCTAGGACAAATCACCCATTAGTATTTTTAACCAACAACACAGAACGTGCCCGTATAACTTCAAACGGAAACTTGCTAGTGGGGACTACAACAAGCTCTAGCAAACTGACTCTTGATGGCACTCAAACTTTCCGAGATGGCGCAGACAGCCGAGTTGGAACAATCAAAATGGCAAGTGGTGCGTTTCAGATTGCCACAAATAGCTCTTTTGAATTAACATTTCAAACAAATGCAACAGAACGTGCCCGTATAGACGCAAGCGGTAACTTGCTGGTGGGCAGAACAGCCCAGACAGCTAACGAACTCTTTAACGCAACTACAACAACATCTACTGTATGGTCAATGGCCTTAAATTCAGTAGATAGAGGTTGGTTAAATAGACAAAGCAGTAGTTCTGGTGGACTTGCAGCTTATTTTGAAGTTGGTTCTAGTAACACTCTTGTTGGCTCTATAAGCACATCATCTAGCGCAACCACTTACAGCACATCCTCTGACTACCGCCTGAAGAACACCATTGCTCCAATGACAGGTGCATTGGCTAAAGTAGCATTACTCAAACCAGTAACATACAAGTGGAATGTTGATGGCTCTAATGGCGAAGGTTTTATTGCTCACGAGTTAGCTGAAGTCTGCCCACAGGCTGTTGTTGGTGAAAAAGATGCAATAGACGCTGAAGGCAAGCCACAATATCAAGGCATTGACACATCATTCTTGGTGGCTACATTAACTGCGGCTATTCAAGAACTCAAAGCAGAATTTGATGCCTACAAAGCATCACACCCTTAAACTCTAAAGGAAAACATCATGTCAGTAACTTGGTCAATTAACACAATGGAACGTGACGTAGCTACAGGGTTTGTTTCTGTAGTGCATTGGAACGCAACAGCAGTAGATGGAGAACACTCTGCCTCTGCCTACGCAACAGTCTCATGGGCTGAAGGCACTCCTGCTATTCCCTACGCAAATCTCACAGAAGCTGAAGTTTTGTCATGGGTGTGGGAATCTGTTGACAAGGATGCTACAGAGGCTTCTTTGGCGGCTCAAATTGCTTTGCTGAAGAACCCTGTGACTGCCACAGGTACGCCTTGGTCAACAGCACCTTAATTTAACGAGAAGCCATCACTCGACTTTGATGGCACATTAAAGGAAACACGAGATGGCAAACCAACAATCCCAGATCGTAAGCATAGACGGCGTTGAGCACAAAGTTGAAGACCTGACCGAGCAGCAACAGTTGCTGTTAAATCACGTTGCAGACCTTGACCGCAAGATTGGTTCTACCAAGTTCCAGCTTGACCAACTCCAAGTAGGCAGAGATGCATTTTTCACAATGTTAAAGACAGCGTTAGCACAGCCTCCCGAGGCCGTGTCGGACGTAGAACCTAAGTAACCTTGTCTGGGGGCTTCGGCCCCCGCTGTTTGGTTACTGGAATTTGTTTTGAGTTGTACCTATGATTCCAATAGACCCGATAACAGCGTTAGAAGGACTACAGACTGCAATCAGCGTAGTCAAAAAGGCAAGCAAGGTCGCAAGTGATCTGGCGGGATTGGCTCCATCCATTGCGCGGCTTTTCGATGCCAAGAGCACCGCTACCAAGGCGATGCTTCAGGCAAAGCGTACTGGGGGTAAATCCAACCTAGGCGCGGCGTTACAGATTGAGATGGCTTTGGATGAGGCCAAGCGGTTTGAAGAACAGCTAAAGATGCTGTTCATGCAGTCTGGCCGTATAGACGTATGGAATGCGACCAAGGCCCGACAAGCCGAGATGGATAGAGATGATGCCAGAGAAATGGCAGAGCTAAAGGCTGAAGAGAAGCGCCGCAAAGAAGAAGAGCAAGAGCAGATGGCGTGGGCTATTGGCGTTGTTGTGATTGTGATGCTCCTTGGTGCAGTTGGTTGGGGCATTGCTGAGATACAAGATTACTGTGCCAAGACAAGGTGTGGTCGGTGAATGAGTACCAGAAACAGTTTGACCTCTTCCTTAAAGTCTTTGTCAGGCTGTGTATTGCGTGGTGGGTGCTTGGGTTTCTTAAATTCCTGCCAGACGATCTGTCTGACAAGATTGTGAACAAAATACTTGGGATGTTTGGACTATGAGTGAAGAAAAGCCAGCAGATGTACTAAGCAAGGTGCTGTCCTATGTGGATAGTCCATTCAAGCTGTTTGCGCTGATACTCATGGCGGTGTTTGCATTTTGTGGCTACTTTGTTTGGCAGAACCAAGAACTGCTAGTGGGCGCGTACAAAGAGTCCAAGAAGATGCCAAGCATTGTTGAGGACAGAGTTGAAGACGCTGCTGCCCACCTGTTTAAAACCACCAATGCAACCGTTGTGGCCGTGTTTAAAGTAAACCCTATGTTTGGAACCCGAGTGCTGTATCGTGCTTACACCAAAGAGGGTAGAGACAAAACCAATGATGGGCTTGATGTTGGGCTGTTTACTCAAAACCAAGCTAACAACGCTGATGTGATTAAGCTGATGGCAAGTGAGATTCCTTGTGGCGAATACAAGTCAGCGCAATCTGAAATGGGCTTGTGGTATATCGCCAAAGGAGTTGCCTACACTTGCCGGATTAGCATCCCACCTGATCCAAGCCGGTTTGTTGGCCAAATTACTGTGGGCTGGGATAATGAACCCACCGACATTCAAGTGACAAGAACCATGATGGAAATTGCAGCAACCATGCTTTCAAGGAGCAAACAATGATTGGACTAGACGCACTGATTAACGTGGGTGGAAAGCCTGAACGGATTGAGAAAACTATCACCGCCATCAAAGAAGCCTTGGCACAGTTAGAGCAGGATGGAAAGTGCAAATACTGCACTCATGGTTGTGCCGCCTGTGACGCTAGGAAACAGTCAAATGTTTTACCTTGAAACAAATCAAACACACTGGCTTGTTTGGCCTTGCCTTGCAGTCGGAATTGATGACGAGCTTTGGATTGGAGTGGGCTGGTTTAATTTTGAAATTGGCTGGCGTAATGGTGATGGTGGCTGGGGAAATGAAGCCAAACTCAAGGAGAAAAACATATGCTGACACTACTCTCAACCTTAATCTCATTTCTGATGGGAGGTTTGCCCAAGATTTTGGAATTCTTTCAAGACCGGGCAGACAAGAAGCATGAGTTAAATCTTGCCCAGATGCAGATCACCCGTGAGCTGGAACTGCGTAAAGCAGGCTTTGAAGCCCAAGAAAGAATTGAACATATCAAGTCTGAGCAACTGGCTACCGAGAGCGCAGCCAATACTACTCAAGTTCTGATTGGTGCTCAACAGGCTGAGATGCAAGCCATCTATGCTCACGATACCGCCTTAAACGAAGGTACTAGCGAGTGGATGAAGAACCTTCGCGCCTCTGTTCGCCCAGTCATTACTTACGGCTTCTTCTTCCTGTTAGTGTTTGTGGATGTAGGCTTGTTTGCCTATGGCTGGAGCCGTGGTGTGCCGTTTTCCGAGTTAGCCGAGATGCTGTGGGATCCTGAAACCCAAGCGTTGTTTGCCAGCATCATTGCTTTCCACTTTGGTGGCCGGGCGTTTGGCAAATGAAAATAAGCCCTAAAGCTATCAAGATGGTGATGCACCACGAGGGTGTGAGGCAGAATCCCTACAAATGCCCAGCCAAGCTCTGGACTGTGGGAGTTGGTCATGTGATGTTTCCAGAGCAAGGCAAACTCAAGATAGACCAGCGGGATGCTTTTGTGCCACCCCCAGAGGCTATGCGTAAACACTCAATGGAGGAAGTCGATGCAATACTTAGGGCAGACCTTGCTCGGTTTGAGAAAGGCGTGGCTACTTATTGTCCTGTGCCTCTTACTCAAGGACAGTTTGACGCACTGGTATCTTTTGCTTTCAATGTAGGACTGGGCACTCTCCAGCGCTCAACTCTGCGCCAAAAGGTACTGCGTGGTGATATGGCCGGTGCAGCAGAAGAGTTGTTGAAATATTGCATGGCGGGGGGTAAAATTCTCAAAGGGCTACAGAATCGCCGTATTGACGAGCGGGCCGTGTTTTTATCCTAGGACTGCCCATGCCATTAAAGAAACTTCAGCAGAAAGCCGGTGTAAACAGAGAAAACACTCGATACACATCGGAGAATGGCTACTATGTTTCGGACAAGATAAGATTTCGCCAAGGCACGCCAGAGAAGATTGGTGGCTGGCAGCGCATTTCTTCTACGATATTCCAAGGTGTTTGCCGGTCTTTGTGGAACTGGGTAACTTTGGGCGGCCAGAACTTACTGAGCGTAGGTACAAATTTAAAGTACTACATTGAGTCTGGCGGTGCGTATAACGACATTACTCCCTTGCGAGTAACACCCCCAGCTACGTTAGCAAACAACCCATTCTCCACAACATCGGGCTTAACTACAGTCACGGTGACTGATGCGGCTGGCGGTTATGTTGACGGTGACTTTGTAACCTTTAGCGGTGCAACAGCTGTTGGCGGCCTCACTTTAAACGGCGAGTATCAGATCACAACGATTGGTACGTCTACAACAACATATCAAATTACAGCGGCGTCTGCGGCATCTTCTACTGCCACTGGTGGCGGAGCGTCTGTTGTTGCGGCATATCAGATTAACGTTGGTTCAGCATTTGCAGTCCCTTTAGTTGGCTGGGGTGCTGGTGCTTGGGGTTCTGGTACTTGGGGTATTGGTGCGGCATCAACTAACCAGATGCGCATCTGGAGTCAAGCTAACTTTGGTGAAGACTTAATCTTTGGTCCTAACGGCGGTCAGATCTATATCTGGAAAGCCAATACATCACTGACAACACGGGGTGTTTTGATCTCTAGTTTGGTAGGAGCTAGCTCTGTTCCCACAATCCAGAACTTCCTTCTGATCTCTGACTCATCTAGGTTTGTGTTTGCGTTTGGCTGTAACGACTACGGATCGGCAACGCAAAACCCAACGCTCATTCGTTGGTCTGACCAAGAAGATTACCTTCAATGGCTTCCCGCTGCCACAAATCAGGCGGGTAGCTTGCAGCTGTCGCACGGCTCAAAGATCGTGACTGCCCTACAGTCTCGTCAGGAGATCTTGGTTTGGACTGATTCTTCTTTGTATTCCATGCAGTACCAGGGGCCACCAGCCGTGTGGGGCGCTCAGTTATTGGCAGACAACATCTCTATTGCTGGCCAAAATGCGTGTGCCATTGCGTCTGGTGTGACTTACTGGATGGGTATTGATAAGTTCTACAAATATGATGGACGTACACAGACATTGCGCTGTGACTTGCGTCAATACATCTTCCAGGATATTAACTTAGAGCAGGCCGCTCAGATCTTTGCGTCTACCAATGAAGGCTTTAACGAAGTCTGGTTCTTCT